AATCGGCGAAGGGCGTGGACTACCAGCGGGTGAAGGGCAAGAACGTGCTGATCCTGGACAGCCAGGCGAAGGCGCTGATGGAGCAATGGCCCACGCCTCGTGCGACGGACGGGACCAAGGGCGGCCCGAACCAGGCGGGAAGCAAGGGCGACCTGATGCTGCCCAGCGCTGCGGCGCAGTGGCCGACGCCTGCGAGCCGCGACTACCGCACGCCGAACAGACAGAGCCTGCAGGAGCGTGGCCAGGGCTCGAAGGGCGAGCAGCTCCCGAACTTCGTGGAGCACCACTTTTCGCACCCGGTCCTCTCGACCCTCGATGGTCGGCAATTGTCTCTAACAGACCGGACCTTGCCCCGGCGGTTGAACCCGGCGTTTGCATGCTGGCTGATGGGATGGCCCATCTGGTGGACGAATCCCGCGCTCACCAGTTGCGTCAGGTTGGAAATGGCGTTGTACCGCTGCAGGCTGCAGTGGCACTTGTCGAGCTATTTCGGAGGGCTCGCTGAATGAACCGACCTGATGGTTACGCCCTTGTCATGGATACGGCCATCGAAGCCATGCGCCCTGACCCCGAGCTGCGTTGTGATTTGTGGGCTGAGGAGTTCATGGTGCTGCCCAAGAGCAGCCCTCAGCCCGGTCCGTTCCGATTCCAGCGCAGCTATCCGGCGCGCCGCGTGCATCAGGTGCTCTCGCCCAATCACCCGTGCAAGCGGGTGGTGGCGCGTGTGGCATCGCAGATGTTCAAGACGCAAACCGCCTTGAACTGGATCGCCTCGCTCATTCATCGCAGGCCCAAGAACATCCTGGCGCTGGAGCCCACCGATACGCTGGTCAAGCGCTTCAGTGCGCGCGTGGCCGCCATGATCCGCAACGTGCCCGAGCTGCGGGAGTGCGTGGCGGCAGTCAAGAGCCGTGATTCGCGCAACACCGTCCAGGCCAAGGATTTCAAGGGTGACGCCACCATCTACATGAATACGGCGGGTTCGGCGGCCAATCTGGCGGAAGTCTCGGCGCCATATATCTACTTCGACGAAATCGACCGCGCCCAGCTCGACGTGGATGGCGAAGGCGACCCCGTTGAAATTGCAGAGGCGCGCGCAACACAGTACGAGAACGAGGCCAAGTTCTTCTACACCAGCAGCCCATCTATCGAGCATTTTTCCAAGATAGACACCTTGTTCGAGATGGGAACGCGCGAGGAATACCACGTTCCCTGCCCGCATTGCGGCCACCTGCACGCACTGGTGCTGAAGAACTTCCACTACCGCCGCGATGAAGACACCGGCTTCATGGATCGTGCCTGGTTCACCTGCCCCGGCTGCGGCTGCGACATTGAAGAACACCACAAGGCCGCCATCCTGCCCGATGTGGACGGCGGCGGCCGGGCGCGCTGGGTTCCCACTGCCGTGGGCGATGGCGAAACCATCAGTTTCACCATGTCGGCGTTCTACATGCCCATCGGCGCCATCACTTGGCTGTCGCTCGCCCGCCAGTACGCGCGCGCTAAAGACCGCCTCAAGCGTGGCGACCATGAAGCCATGCAGGTGTTTTACAACACCCGCCTCGGGCTGAGCTACAAGAACACCGAAACCGTCACAACGGCTGCACAACTGCGCGCGCGCGCCGAAAGCTACACCCCCCGCGTGGTTCCTGATCAGGCCCTGGTTGTGACCATGGCTGGCGATACGCAGCCCAACCGGCTGGAGTTGCAGATCGAAGCCTGGGGACCGGGACTGGAACACTGGGTTATCGATTACATCGTGCTCAATGGTTCGCCCACTGAGCCGCCTGACACGCCTGGAAGTGTGTGGCAGCGTCTTGATGAAATCAGGCGCACGCCGCTGCTGCATGCCAGCGGCAACCCCATCAGAATTAGCGCCTACGGGGTGGACTCGGCCGGCTCCAACACGCAGGACGTGTACAACTACGGCGCGCCGCGCAAGGCACTCGGGTGCGTGGTGTTCCACGGTACGCCGCGCCCGAACAAGCCCATCATTGGCAGCTCACCCAACCGCATGGACATCGATTGGGGTGGAAACAAGGTGCCAGGGGGCGTCGAACTGTGGGCCGTTGGCACCGACACCGCCAAAGACTGGCTGTCCAATCGCATGCATCTGACCGAAGGGCCCGGCGCCATGCATTTTCACGATCAGCTCCCGAGCGAGTGGGCTGACATGATGGTGGCCGAGCAGCCGCGCACCGAATACCGCAAGGGCCATGCCGTGCGCAAGTGGGTCAAGCCCAATGGCGTGCGCAATGAGGCCTGGGATACGAGTGTGTACAACCTCGCCCTGGCGCACCAGTTGGGCTTGCACAAGTGGAGTGCCATGGATTGGAAGCGCCTGCGCGACAAGTTGATCCCTCCCACGCGTGGGCTGTTCGCGCTTGAAGTCGCTGCAACGACAGATTCCACGTCGCCAGTAGCACCAGCGGATGCCGCGCTTTTGAATGCGCCTGCGTTGCCCGCCGTCCAGACGTCTGTACAGCCGCCGCATGCGCTGGACAGTCCCGCACCTGCATCCATCCCAGCGCGCGCGCCAATGGCAGCGCCAGCACAACTCAATCCGCAGCCCGCCAACAGCGGGCGGCGCATGCGTTCACGAGGACTACGCCGATGACTAAAAAGACCCCCAACCACATAGACTCCGACGCCTTGCGACTGGCTGCGCCTGCACCGTTGACCGATGGAGACGACGTGTCGCCACCGCTCAATGATGAACAGCGTGATCTTGATGATCTGTGCGAGCGCTGGGCGAGTTGGAAAGCATCGCGGCGGCTGTATGGGCCGCCTCCCAGCATGGGATCTGTGCTTGGGCAACTCAGCAGCGCGACGCGTATGCGCCCACTGATTCCGGGCGGTCCCGACGCGGTCTGTAGTGCAGAGCTGGCCGCTTTCCATATGGCGTACACGTGTCAGCCAGACGAACTCGAAAAAAGAGTATTCGAGCTTTACTACGTGTACCGCGTCGCACCCGTCAAGCGCGCGGCAGCGGCGTTGGGCATTAGCCGTCAGCACTTCTATCGGTCACTGACGGAATTCCGCAAACACCTCTATTCCGCGTCTTGCGCAATTCTGGAATTGGAACGGCAGAAACTCCTGAGAATGCAGCATGAACGGGATATTCGTAGCGAACTTGGAAAGTGACTGTCAAATGGTTTTTTGTCACCTCTGGAGGTGACAATTTACCGCTCGACTCCATGTGACAAAACACCCGAAAATTCACCCTAAATCAGGTAGGTGTCGAAATTGCGCCTAGCTGAAAATCCATAGTCCACAACGCAGTTGTGAAGCCCGCCCCCGGTAGCCGAAAGGCTCCGGGGGCTTTGTTTTGGGGTACCGAATCGCATGATCACAGTCCGCCGCAGTGGCATCGACATTGCCACCGTCGCCGCGCAGATTGGTGACGTGCCAAGACGCATGCTGCCGTACGCAGCCGCCACCGCACTCACCCGTTGCGCGCAGCATGCACAGCGCACGGAACTACCTGCGGAGATGCGTCGCGTGTTTGCCAGTCCGGTTGCCTATACGCTGAACGCGCTGCGCATCGAGCCCGCCAGCAAGGACAACCTCTCTGCCCGTGTGATGGTCAAGAACGCGGGTGAAGGCTCTGGCATCGCGCCCGAGAATTTTCTCCAGCCCGAGGTTGAGGGGGGCGTGCGCAAGCACAAACGCATGGAGAACGCCATGCGCTACGCCGGTGTGTTGGGTTCATCCCAATACGCAATGCCTGGCCCAGGTCTGTCGCTTGACGCAAGCGGCAACGTCAAGGGTGCGGAGGTGCGCACCATCCTCGGCGCATTGAAAAACATCCGTGCTGCCAGCGCAACGCGCGAACGCGGTACTGGAAAGCGCCTTGCCAAAGGCCGGCAGCTTGCCAACGACCTCTTCGTCGGCATGCCACGCGGTGGGAATCGTCCCAGCGGCATCTGGCGCCGCGAAGGGCACCGCATTCGTGCGTTGTTTGTGTTCACCAGCAATGCGCCCGACTACAGCCGCCGCCTGGATTTTTCCGGCGTGGTTCAGAAAGTGGCGCTGGAGCGCTTTCGTCCCGAGTTTGAAAAGGCCATTACAGCGCTCAAGTCGCGCGGAGGCAGTTGGGCATGAGCGCAAACACCATCGCTACGCAGCTTGAGGATGCGCATCAGCGTCTGGCCCGGTATCTCGCCGCAGAGACCAAGATCCTTGAGTCCCAGGAGTACCAGGTCGGCAACGGTGGCACCGCGCGCCGCACGCGCCGGGCTGAGCTGGAGCAGGTGCAAAACGGCATTCGCGAGGTGCGCATGGAGATCGCGCGCCTCACTGCGGCATCGACCGGGCGTGGCCGTATCTCCTACCTACGCCCGAGGTATTGATACATGCGCGTTTCCCTTCTCGACAGGCTGGTGCAGCGTGTCGCGCCGGTCTATGCCCTGAAGCGTATCAAGAGCCGGATGCAGTTCGACGTGCTTGCGTCTCTTGGCGGTGATGAGGCGCTGCACGGGAGCGGTGCCTTTGATGCTGGAGGGCGTGATAACGGAGGCTCACGCCGGTGGCGGCCTGCGCCACGCGATGCAAAGGCAGACAGCCTGCGCGATCTGCCGCTGCAGCGTGGGCAGTCACGCGAACTCGTGCGTACCAGCCCGATAGCCCTCGGTGCCATCAACACCAATGTGGATCGGGTAGTCGGCACAGGTCTCGCGCTCAGCGTGCAGCCGCATCGCGGCATCCTTGGCTGGAGCGTTGAGCAGACCGTGGCGTGGAAGATGCATGTCCAGGCAGAGTTCAGCTTGTGGGCCGACAGCCCTGAGTGCGACATCGCGGGCACGCTCAACTTCTTCGACCAGCAGGGCCTGCTGCTGCGCAGCACCCTGGAGAGCGGCGACACCTTCACCATCTTGCCGGACGGCGAACCGACTGACACCCAGCCTTACCGCTTGCGCATCCAGTTGCTGGAGGGTGACCGCTGCGGCAACCCGCAGGGCGCGCGCGACAGCGATGCGATGGCCGGCGGCGTGAAGCTGGGGCCTGGCGGTGTGCCGTTGAGCTACTTCATCTACGACCGCCACCCTGGCGGTGCGTGCATCGCAGGCAACCGCTGGGTGGGCCGCTGGTATGAACGTCTAGGCCGCTCTGGGCGCCGCCGCATCCTGCACCACTATCGCAAGCTGCGCCCGGAACTGCCACGTGGCGTGCCGTACTTGGCTCCCATCGTCGGGTGCATCAAGCAGCTCACCCGGTACACCGAGGCCGAGATTGCTGCAGCGGTCATCAGCAGCTACTTCACCGTCTTCATCAAGAGCGATTCCGGCAATGCCGTACCGCCAGTCTTCCAGGGCGAAGGGGCGCCGGGCGAGGGTGGCGCAGGTGGCAACGTGTTCGAGCTGGGGCCTGCGGCCATTGTCGATCTCGCAAAAGGCGAGGAAGCCCAGTTTGCCAATCCTCTGCGGCCTAACCCCAACTTCGATCCGTTCGTACTCGCTGTGCTGCGCCAGATCGGCATGGCGCTGGGCATCCCCTACGAACTGCTTATCAAGAAGTTCGACGCCAGCTATTCGGCCAGCCGTGCCGCGCTGCTTGATGCCGCCATCTACTTCCGCTCGGTGCGCACCTGGTTGGCGCGCACCTTCTGCCAGCCGGTCTACGAAACATGGATGGCCGAGGCGGTGGCGCGAGGTCGCGTCACCGCTCCCGGATTTTTCACCGACCCCCTGCTGCGCTGGGCCTACACGCGCGCGCTGTGGCACGGCGACAGCATGGGCAGCATCAACCCGAAGGACGAAGTGGCGGCTTACCGCGATGCCGTCGATGCGCGCTTCATGTCCCGTGAGCGTGCCGAGTGGGAGCTGTTCGGTACCGACTGGAACGACACGTTCGACCAGAAGGTCGCCGAGGAGGAGCGGCTGCGCAAAGCCAACATCCTCCCGACTCCGAAGGCTGGCGCAGCCGCGCCGCCGAAGGCTGGCGGCGAGGCAAACCCACCTGAAGGTGAATCCACATGAACAGTGACCTCTCGCCCCTGGTCGAGCACGCGCAGCGCCGCCGCGTTGCGTTCGATCCCACCATCAATCTCGGGCATGTGCTCACCTTCGTGGGCTTCATCGTCTCGGGCTTCACGGCCTACAACGCACTGGACAAGCGCGTGACGGTCGTCGAGTCCCAGGCTGCCGCAGTGGTCGAGCGCAGCCGCGAGCAGGACGGGCGTCTGAAGGAAACGCTCAGGGAGATCAAGGATGACGTGAAGGAGCTGCAGCGCTCGGTCAACGACGTCAACCGCACCCTTACCGGCCCTGCGCCCAGGAAGTGAAACCATGAACATGAAGTATCCGCACATCGCGGCCCGGCTGTTCAACGCGCCGCTGCTTGTACATCCGCAGAAACTGGACGCGATCATTGCTGGCATAGGCCCCAGGCTGCTCGGTGGAGAGTTCGACTTGATGGCCGTGGATCGCGAGGCAGGAGCAGTGCTGCCTGCCGAGATGTTCAGCACCAGGCGAGGAAAGCGAGGCGACGCGGGCTACGTGGTGACCGATGGTGTTGCCGTCATTTACGCCAGTGGGGTGCTGGTGCATCGCAGCCGCAGGGATGCGGACTCCAGCTACCTGCTGGGCTACAACGAACTGGCCTTGCAGGCCGAAGACGCCATGGACAACCCCAACGTCCATGCGGTGCTGCAGATCTACGACTCTCCCGGCGGCGAAGTGTCTGGCGCATTCGAGTACAGCGATCGCATCCATGCATTGCGCGGCAAGAAGCCGATGTATGCCATAGCGGACAGCCTTGCAGCCTCCGCTGCCTACCTTGGCGGGTCCGCGTTCGACCAGCTTGCTATCAGCCAGACCGGCTATGCGGGCTCTGTTGGCGTCGTAATGCGCCACGTTGACCTGTCTGCAGCCCTGGAGAAGGAAGGTGTGCGCGTCACGCACATCTATGCGGGCGACCACAAGATCGATGGCAATCCCTACGAGGCATTGCCCAAGTCCGTGCGGCAAGACCTGCAGGAAGAAATCGACGGGATCTACGCCCTTTTCGTCTCAGTCGTTGAGCGCAACACAGGCCTTACGGCCAAGGCCATCCGCGCAACACAGGCCGCTGTCTATCGCGGCCAGGCCGCCGTTGACATAGGACTTGCCCGCCGCGTGGCCACCACCGATCAACTGATTTCCGAGTTGGCCGCGCTTCGCGCGCGGTCGTTCCCAGCCGGGCAGGCCGCCCGCGCAAACGCCGATGACAAAGGAGCAAGCATGTCTGGCAACACCCCCCAGGGCGGTCAGGAAACCGCCAAAACCATCACCCAGTCTGATCTCGATACAGCGCGGGCCGAAGGGCGCCACGAAGGTGCCACACAGGAACGCACACGTATACAGGCCATCCTGGCTCTCAGTGCCCACGGCGAAACCGAACTGATCCAGACGCTCGCTTTCGACGGCAAAACATCGGTCGGCGATGCTGCCCAGGCCGTGCTGGCGGCACAGGCTACGCGTACTGCCGCAGCCGTGGAGCAGCACCGCATGGATGCCCCGCCAGCCGCCCCCGGCAGTGCCGCAGCAAGCCCAGCGGCATCCGGCGAGGACACAAACCGTTCTGTCGGCAAGCGCGCAGCGGCCGCGTTCAACCAGATGCGGGGCCGCTGAGCAGCGGTTCCATCCAGCCTTCCACTTTCACCGAAGGATCAAGAACATGACGTTCCTTGCCACCTACAAGAGCGAGGGTTTTGTCCCTCGCGGACTGATCGCGGGCAATTCCGCCTTGTTGATCAGCGAATCCATCTCGCTGCTCGTGGGCCGTCATTTGCGCGGCACACTGCTGGGCCGGGTAACGCTCGGCGAGGTCACGGCCGCAGCGGTTTCCGGAAATACCGGCAACGGCGTGCTTTCCCTGGACCCGGTCACGCCGCGCCTCGATGGCGCGCAGGTCGGCGTGTACACGGCGGTCTGCACGGCCGAGGCCGCGAACGGCGGCACCTTCGCTGTCACTGACCCCGAGGGCAACGCGCTGGGCACTGTCGCTGTGGGGGCCACGTTCTCCAGCCAGGTCAAGTTCACCATCGCAGACGGTTCCGACGATTTCGATGTGGGTGATGCCTTCGAGATCGCGGTAGCCGCGGGTCTCGGCGGCTTTGTCCTCAGCGTGTCCTCTGCGAGCGATGGCTCGCAGGTGCCCGAAGCCATCCTGGCCGAGGACACCGACGCCACCGAGGCCCCGGCGCCCACCATCGCCTACACGCGCGGCGATTTCATCGCCGGTGACGTGATCTTTGGCCCGGGCCATACCGCCGAGTCCGTGCGTGCGGGCCTGCGCAGCAAGGGCGTCTTCCTCATCGACCAGGTTCCGGTCTGAGGCCATTCATCCATCCATTCATTGCATAGGAGCCTTGAACCATGCCTGATATTTTCAGCACTGACAGCCTCGTGGCGGTCGTGGAAGATCTGCGTGTGCCCAACCTGGGTCTTGCGGGACGCTACTTCACCAACGTCCAGCAGGACGAAAGTGAAGAGATCCACTTCGACATCGAGAACAAGCCGCGCCGTATGGCGCCTCTGGTGAGTCCCCTTGTCGCCGGCCAGTTGGTGGCGAGCCGTGGCTTTCGCACCGACACCTTCAAGCCCGCCTACGTCAAGGACAAGCGCGTGTTCCATCCTGGCCGGTCGGTCAAGCGCATCATGGGCGAGAAGATCGGCGGCGGAGAACTCAGCCCCGAGCAGCGCATCGAGATCCTTGTCGCACAGGATCTTCAGGACCAGGTTGAAGGGGTTGAGCGCCGTCTCGAATGGATGGCTGCCCAGATCCTCTACAACGGCAAAGTCACCGTGGAAGCGCCCCAGTACCCGAAGGTGGTCGTGGATTTTGGGCGCCATTCCGACCTCACCATCAGCCTGCAAGCCGACAAGCGCTGGGGCGAGTCCGGCGTGAAGCCACTAGACGATCTCCAGGACTGGTCGGATGCCATGGTCAAGCGCACCGGGGCAGGCATCGCGGACGTCACCATGACGGTTGACGCATGGAAAGTGTTCCGCTCCGACCCCGATGTGAAGGAGCGGCTGGATCGCTATCGCGGCAGCAGCACCTTGCAGCAGGATGCGCACAACCGCGAGGGCCTGGTGTTTCAGGGTGTGGTGGATGGTTTCAACATCTATACCTACAGTGGCTGGGGCATCGAGCCGGGCGACACCGAGGCTCAGCAGGCGGCGTTGCTGCCGCCCTTCACCGTACTGTGCACCGCCGCACCCGCGCTGGTCGAGGGCACGCGGCACTTTGGCGCCATTCTTGACCACGACGCGCTCCAGGCCATGCCGTACTTTCCCAAGAGCTGGCTGGAACAAGATCCCAGCATGCGCTACCTGCTGCTGCAGTCCGCACCGCTGCTGGTGCCGTACCGCGTGAATGCCACCATGCGCGCGAAGGTGCGCTGATTCCCATGCTTGACATGGGAGAGGACATGTCTACCGTGTTCTACGGAGGCGATTTTGCTGCAACTTTCATGCGCCACCGTCCCGCAACTGCGCCGAAGGAGGTGGCGGGTATCCTGGGTATTGCGGACGAAGACGCGTTGGACGGCAAGGCCCTGACCGTCGCGCGCACGCTGCGCATGCCTTCTGGCTGCGACGTGCGCGCAGACGACATGTTGGTAGTCGTGACCGGCATGCCCAGTCTGGGCGTCCCCGAAGGTGCGCGTTTCAAAGTGCTTGACAAGCCTGTGCGCGTGAGCGATGGCTCTGAAATGGAGGCGCTGCTTGGCAGCGTGCCCGCATGAGCGGTTCGGCGGACAAGCTGCCTGGCGGCGCTCCCCATGCCATCGGCGCAACCTTCTTCAGGCTGCTGGCCGAAGCGGGCGTATTGACTGGTGCCAGGGTACTCGACAACCCCGTGCGCGCCAGTGACCTGCAGGACGGCGAGCGTGTCATCTTCATCGAAGACCAGGCAGACAAGCCCGGCGGCGATCCCGCGCAGCGCCAGTACCGTGCGTACAGCTTTTCGGTGGGCGTCATCAATCGCAGCACCGATCCACGCCTGGCGGCCCACAGGGACTACCGTGCCGCGAAGCGCATTTTGCGCAGCACCGGCATGCATGCGCTGACGGCGGCCGGCGTGGAAGTTGCGAAATCCGGACTGACCGAGGGCGAAGTGCGCTACCGGCTGGAAAACATCGACGTGGGAGGCAGTCTCGTGCTAGGCCTGTTCACGCTCGAATACCGCGATCCGAACTGACCCCAGATCGGATCGATCACCACACCCCAAGGCCCGCCCCCGTGCGGGCTTTCTTGTTTCTGAAAGGACGCGGTCATGACTACTACCGCTCGCGCAATCCTGGCCGGTGGCCTGGTTACTCTCAACATCTGGGACAGCGTCGCCCAGGCTTATGGCGGCTTTGGCGAGGAGCTGGACGCAGACAAGTTCGAGATCAAGCCAAGCTTCGAGGACAAGACCAGCGAATCCCGCTCCCATCGGGACTACGGCCAGGCGCGCGCCTCTGTGGTGCTGCCCAAACCCACCGAAATCTCCATCGACCTCTCTGCTGCGAGTGTGCAGGCCCTGTCCATGCAGTTCCAGGGCATCGTGACGGCGCTCACGCAGGGCAGCGGCAACCAGCCTGCCACGGACTTCACGGTTGCCAAGCTCGGTGTGTGGCTCCCCCTCGGCAAGCGCAACATCAGCGAAAGCGGCCTTGTGCTGACCGATAGCGGCGCGACCGAGACCTACGCCCTTGGAACCCACTTCCGCATCAACTGGCTGCGTGGCGAGATCATGTTCATCTCTGATGCGCCGAACGGCCCGAGCAAGGATGACGTGATCAAGGTCGCCATGTCATGGGGGGCGGTGGACGGCAAGAAGATCCTGGGCGGCCGTGTTTCTCAGGTGCGTTGCCAGGCGCGCTTCGATGGCAAGAACTTGGTCGATGGCTCGCCCATCGAGGTGGATGTGTGGGAGTGCGTGCTCGGTTCCGGTAACGGCTTCGACTTCCTCGCACCGGATTTTTCGCCCATCTCCCTCAGCGGAAAGATCGTGACGCCACCCGGCAAGGACCAAGGTTACGAAGTCAACCTGCCGGCCGCATCCGGCTGACGCCCCGCGCGTCCAGGCGTCTGGACGGCATTCCGCTAGCGAGGCCGCGCTGCCAACCCAAAAAACAGGCCCAGCGCGGCCATTCCCACCCCCCACGGAAACAACGGGAGTAGGGCCCCGGTGCCCAGCAGCACCGCCACCAGCGGCAGCAAGCACAGCGCAACGCCCAACTGCATGAGCGCTGTAGCCAGTTTGACCATTTCAACCCCCTTTCCGCATTTAGGCATATGGCAGATCCGAAGATCAAGTATGACATCGAGGCCGCCGTCACCGGCGATGCATCGGTGCAGTCGCTTGAGAAGCACCTGCGAGATCTTGGTGAAACGCTCGACGGTGATTTGCGCAAGAACGCCCTTGGTGCGGCTGATGCAATCCAGGCCCTGGGAGCAAAACAGGGCGCCGTAGAGGGCTTTCGCGCCATCAAGAACGAGGCCGATGCCCTCGGCGTCGAGCTGCTCGAGGCCCAGCATGCAGCGTCTCAGCTCGGCATCCAGCTTGCCCAATCGGCGGAAAGAACCCAGGGCTTTGCGGCGGCGGAAGCCCGTGCCAGAGCCGCGCTGGAGGGTGCGCGCTCCAGCCTGGACCAGCAACGCCAAGCACTGCGCGACCTGAACCAGCAAACCATCGGCGTTGCGCGATCCACTGATGAGTACCGGCAGCGCAAGGTGCAACTGCAGGAGGATGCCCAGCGCCTGACGGCACTGATTGCTCAAGAGCGTGCTGTGCTCAAGTCAGCAGAAACCCAGACCAAGTCGGCGCAGCAGGCGCAGAACGCACTCTCCGCTCAGTATGAGGCCAGCACCACGGCCCTGGCCCGCGTGCGCGGTGCTCAGATGGATGCGAACACCGCTATGGAGGCCGGGCGTGAGCGTTTGCGCGCCGCAGGCATTGATGCCGCGAACCTGGCCCAGGCGGAGCGCAACCTGGCTGGCGCGCTGGACGCCGCGCGTGCGGAGGCCCTGCAGATCCTCCCTGCCTATGCCAAGCTTACGCAGGCCACCCAGCAGGCGGGCGCTGCGCAGGAGAAGACGAACAAGACATTCCGCGAAGGAATGAATTCGATCAGCACGCAGCTGCAGAACATCCAGAACATCGCCACCCTTGCCCTGGGTGGCGGTTTTGCAGCAGGACTGCTGCGCGATGTTACAGATACTGCTGATGCGTTCCTCAACCTGTCCGGGCGCGTGAAGCTCGCCACGGGGGAAGGCGAAGGGTTCGAGCGTGCATTCGCGGGCATCAAACGTGTTGCCGTCGAAACGCACAGCGCCCTGGAGGGGACTGGGACGCTGTTCACCCGAATCTCTCAGGCCGGCAAGGAATTCAACCTTGCGCAGTCCGATGCGCTTGCGCTCACGAAGTCCATCAATCAGGCTGTGCAGCTTTCAGGCGGGAGTGCGGCATCCGCGGATGCCGCCATCACGCAGTTGATCCAGGGCCTGCAGTCCGGCGTGCTGCGCGGCGAAGAATTCAATTCCGTGATGGAGCAGGCGCCACGCCTTGCGCAGGCTCTGGCTGCTGGCCTGGGCGTCACCACGGGTGAGTTGCGCAAGATGGCAAATGAAGGCCAGTTGACAACCAAGGTCATCATCGGCGCACTGCAGAACCAGCGCGCCACCCTGGAGGCCGAGTTCAGCCAGTTGCCTGCTACCGTGGGCCGCGCATTGACCAATTTGCAGACGCAATGGATGCTGTTCGTCGGCGAGATGGACAAGAGCAGCAACGTGACCGGCTATGTCGCCAACGGCATCAACGCGCTTGCCGGGAACCTCGACACGCTTGCGCGCATTGCTGCGGTTGCGGGTGCCGCCCTTACCGCAAGCCTTGCGGTGCAGGGCGCGGCTGCTTTGCGGGCCTATGCCGCCGAGGCGGCCCTGGCGGCGGGGGCCACCAACTTGCTCGCGGCCAGCATCGCGAAGGTGCCGCGCACCATCAATATTGCTGTTGGCGTGACCGGGTTCGAAATCGGCTACCAGATCGGGGAGATGCTGCGCGAGAACTCTACCCTTGCGCGGCAGTTCGGCGTGCTGCTTGTCGGGTACTTCGAGACAGTCGTCAGCGGCCTGCGTTTGGCCAAGGAAGCTGCAGCGGCCGTGTTCACCAGCGATACCGTAGATGCCGCTTACCAGCGGTTCGAAGAGCGCAATGCCAAGGTCCGGGCGCAGATCCAGGAAATGATGCGCGATGCAGAGCGGGCCCCTGCCAAGGTCGGCGCTGCGGCAGATGCCGCTGGCGCGCAGCTCGGTGCAGTCGCAGCGGCGGCCGGCGCGGCGGGTACCTCCATGCAGCAGGCGGGTGCCGCGGGCGCTGTTGCGCTTGGTGCGGCGGCGAAGGAGGCGGGCAGCGTCCTGCCGCTGCTGCAGGAAATCATCAAGATCACCCAGGAGCCATCCCCGAAGGCAGGTTTGCTGAGAGGGCTTGCCGCGCAGATCGAGGAAGCCAAGAAGAAGGGCGCTGATCTTGAAAAGATCCTGCGCCAGGAGTTGCCCGAAGCCATCAGCAAGCTCAGCGGCGAAGAGCTTGCGCGTTTTCGCCAGGAGTTCATCCTTGCCATGAACCAGGCTGGCGTGAAGGGCAAGGAACTGGAGCATGGTCTCGAGCTGATTGCCCTGAAGGCAGCCCAGAGCCTTGGCGTCGATGTCGTCATGTCTGCCAGCAGGGTTGGCGAGGCATTCAGGCGGGCCGATGCCGACATGCGCGTGCTGATCCAGTCTTTGTCGCAGTTGAAGGCGGCAGGCGTTGATACGGGCACTGTCGTCGCCCAGGCGCTGTCGAAGATGCTTGACGGGGCGAAGAACCGGGCTGAAATCGATGCAGTCATTGCACGTATCAACGCCCTGCGCAATGAGCTCGGCACGAAGATGGCCGACAGCCTCCTCGATCAGGCCAAAAAGAAGGCAGAGGCATTGTCGGATGCCCTGGATGCTGCGACGCCCGGCATCAATAGCGTGCGCGAGGCATTCAAGGAACTGGGCGTGACGTCGGATGCCGTGCTCAAGGACAAGGCAGCGAAGGCCAAAGAAGCATACGACACCGTGACGCAGAGCGGCACGGCCAGTGCGCGCGAGATCAATGCGGCCTGGAGGGCGATGGCAGAAGCCTCAATTGCGGCGAATGACGGGGTGGCGGATGCCGTGCTTAAAGGCCAGGCGCGCCTGCACGGATTCGTGGTCGAGACCGACGAGGCGGGCAAGAGCGTTGTCAAGAGCATGAAAGACGCCGAAAAGGCCACCAAGGATGTTGGCGATGCCGCGCAAGAGGCGGGGGAAAAAGGCAAAGACGGCCTGGGCAAGATTGACTATGCCGCAAAGATGGCGGGCAAATCCCTGGAAGAACTGGAAGATATCACGCGCAAAAACTGGGATGCCCAGCGCGATCTCTCAGATCAGGCGGCTGAGAGTAATGCTGCTGCCAATGAATCTGTCAACGCCTGGG